TAAAGGAAGATTTACACGAAACGATTTTATCAACGGAGTTTATACATACTCATGGGATAAAAACAGATGGGAGAGATTAAAACGAGAAGGTTGGATCGAAACCTGGAGACACAGGAATAGAACTACAATTAAGTACTCAGTATTTAAAACATCATGGAAATGCTCTCAAATGATAAGTAGGATATATAGAATCCTATTAGGTGAGGAAGACTTACCCACTTCAGAGAGAAGTGCATTTTATAAGAATAAATCATATACAGATAAAGTTTACAATAAAGCTATAGATGATATGATAAAAGATAAAGATAGATAATGGGATTTAAACTAGGTAAAAATAGAGGGTTTGAAGCTACTAGCGGTGAGATCAAAACGAAAATGCGTTTTGGTAAGCAAGCTGGAGATATAGGGTCTGTACCTGGTACACCTGTTATTAGAGTGCCATTAGAGGAGAATGTAATGGGTGAGGCTAATATGGATGGTACTATATATGTTAATGAAAATATAACACCTGGTAGTTATGAAGATAGACAAGTTATAAATCACGAAATGAGACACGCTACGGATATGAAAATAGGTAAGTTGGCTTATAGTGATGATAGTATAACATACAATGGTGAGGTCTTTCCAAGGGTTACTATTGATGGTAAAGATATGATTATAGTAGACGGAGTGGCAAAAGAAGCTGGTGACACTGGCTTTCCATGGGAAAAAGAAGCAAATAATAAAGGAAATGGAGATATTTAAAGACAATAACGAGTGGAATGAAAAATCAGTAGTAGGATTTATTGCATTTGCAATAATGTGTGTGATTATGATAGTGGACCTTATAACTGGTTGGTTAGGAAGAGACCTAATGATTAATGAATTTGTATACGATTCTTTTGTACTTGTTGTACTAGGATGTTTTGGTATAAGTGGTATGGAAAAATTTGCTAAAAAATAAATTATGAAGAAATGTAAAAAATGCGGTAGATTTAAAAAGAACTGCAAATGTTAGGGGGATTATTTTCTGGTGGAGCTGCAGATCTTGTAAAAGGTGTAGGTGGAGTTATAGATAGCTTACATACTTCTAAAGAAGAGAAGCTTGAGGCGGAGAGAAAGGTGAAAGAATTAATTGCTAACTACGAAATAGAGATGGAAAAAAACATCACTAGTAGATGGGAGGCAGATTTAAAATCAGACTCATGGCTTAGTAAAAACGTGAGACCATTAGTATTAATATTCTTAATAGTATGCACCATGCTATTAATATTTATAGACGCAGGTGCATTAAAATTTGAAGTTAGATCATCATGGGTTGATTTACTTCAATTAGTATTAATAACCGTGATCGGTGCTTATTTTGGTGGACGATCATTTGAAAAAGTAAAAAAATAAAATTATGGGATTAATAAACAACTTGGCTGACATAGGTCAAATGGGTAGTGGTCACACTAAAACAGCCGCTAACACTCTTTATGCTCCAACTGGAAAAGTTATAGTAGCAATACAAGTGTTAAATGCTGCTGTTAAATTTTCAGCTTTAGTTGCTGATGCTTCTTTTATAGGATCAGGAAGCGCTACTGTAGATGATGGCGTTTCATATATTGGCTCTGGAACTCAATTTTTAGCAAACGGTGAAGATAACGATGGAGATGCTGTGGTAAGTGAGGCTATAGCAAACAGTGTGGAATTTCCAGCTAACTCTATGATTTATGGAAGATGGACTAATGTTTCACTACAAGCGGACTCAACTCATGGTATAATAGTGTACTATGGACCAACTGCTTAAAAACAAATTAAATTAACTTAAATTAAATAAAATTATGGCAACAACAAAAGTAAAAGGTACGAGTAAAAAAATTAAAGAACTTAAAGGTATCAAACCTGAAAAAGTAACTGACGAGCAGTTAAAAAAAGTTCAAGAACTTATTAACGAGATTAATAGAGGCCAAATGGAGTTAGGACAAATGGAAAGTAGAAAGCACGCTATGTTACATCATATATCTACACTACAAGAAGGAGTAGGCGCAGTAAAAGATGAATTTGAAAAAGAGTATGGTACTGCTGATATAGATATTCAATCTGGAACAATTAATTATCCAAAAGAAAATGGCGAAGTTAATAAGGAAGATTAGTGTTGGTAAAGATTACAAGAACGACGCAATGCATTATTCAGTTGGTCAAGAAGTTTATGGTGGCCATACGATCTGTGATATTTTAGAAGAAAAAGACAAATATTCTATATATATCAAAAAGGGTAAAGACGTGTTACCTTGGAAAGACTTTAACAAGAATATGGCTGTATCTGTAGAATATAATCTACAATACTAATGAAGAGTGTTTACAACTTTGTTGTAAAGCCAAAAGGGGAAAGATATAACAATACTAAAAAACTAGATGGTGGAGAGTTAATCCTTAACACAGAGATATTCAACCATCAATATGTTAATAGAGAAGCAGAGGTTATATCGACACCTATTATTGGTGATACAGATATTAAACCAGGAGATACAGTTATAGTTCATCACAATGTATTTCGTAGATGGTATAACGTGAAAGGTATTGAAAAGAATAGTAAAGCCTATTTCAATGAAGATACTTACTTTATAAACGACGATCAAATCTTTTTATATAAAAGAAAAGATAAGTGGATAGCTCCAAAAGGATATTGCTTTGTAATACCTTTAAAAGCTACAGATCAGTTTAATACTGAATCCGAAAAACCTTTACAAGGTATTGTTAAATATTCTGACGGTACAGTTGAGGTTGGGGATCTAGTTGGTTTTAAACCAAGTAGTGAATATGAGTTTATCGTTGATGGCGAGAGACTATTTCGAGTTTTATCTAATTTTATTACAATCAAATATGAACACCAAGGAAACGAAGAAGAATATAATCCAAGCTGGGCAAAGAGCAGTTGAAGAGCTGATTAAAGTTGCTAAAGAACCGATTGTAGATTCAGACGACGATATATCAGCAGATAGGCTCAAGAACGCCGCTGCTACTAAAAAACTAGCTATATTTGACGCATTTGAAATACTTAACAGAATCCAAGAAGAAGAAAACTTGCTTGAGGGAAAAGCACCTGAAGAGAGAAAAGAAAAAGTCTTTAAAGGATTCGCAGAGGGTAGATCTAAGTAATGCACGAGCAAAGTTTAGTCAAGAAGGTTGAACCTATTAAGAAGACTACTATTAGTCGTCTTAACAAGGGCAAGAAATGGAAATACGGTTATAGCAAAGAGCATGATATTATCGTATTGTCTCGCAGTGGTCAAATAGGTGAGATTATAGAAATACAAAATCTAGTTATAGCCTTACCTAAAGCCCCTAAAGATGTGTACAAGCATCCAAAGAATAAGTGGGTTAAATTTGATCAACCAAAAGAATTAGAACGTTTAAAAAATATTTTTGATTGGAGAAGTTATCCAGATGACCAAAAAGATCAATGGCACGATTATATTGATGAAGAGTTCAGTAGAAGAGAAGAAGGTTTCTGGTTCACAAACAACGGTAAACCAACTTACATAACGGGTACGCACTATATGTACTTACAATGGAGTAAGATAGATGTTGGGGCTCCAGACTTTAGAGAGGCAAATAGATTGTTCTTTATATTCTGGGAAGCTTGCAAAGCAGATAAGAGGTGTTACGGAATGTGTTACCTAAAGAACAGAAGATCAGGGTTTTCGTTCATGTCATCTGCAGAAACAGTTAATTTAGCTACTCTTGCAAGTGATAGTAGATATGGTATACTATCTAAAACGGGTGCTGATGCTAAGAAAATGTTTACAGATAAAGTCGTACCAATTAGTATAAACTATCCATTTTTCTTTAAACCGATTCAAGACGGTATGGATCGGCCTAAAACAGAATTAGCATATAGAGTGCCAGCTAGTAAGTTTACGAGAAAAAAGATTACAGCTAACGAGAAGTTAGAAGATATACAAGGATTAGATACGACTATCGATTGGAAGAATACTGGAGACAATAGCTATGATGGTGAAAAGCTAGCATTACTAGTTCATGATGAATCTGGTAAATGGGAAAGACCCGATAATATTTTAAATAACTGGAGGGTTACAAAAACATGTTTACGAT